TCAGCTGCAGGTACATAGAAAAAAGCATAAAAAATTAGTGCATCTGCCGCAAACAGATGCACCGGATATTTTGCCAATACAAACAAAATAAAAACTCATTTATATTGTACACCTGTATTGGCAAAATGTCAAAGAAAATGAGAGCAAAAAGCTCCCGTTTTTCACTTGATAAGTATATTAAACTTAGGAGCAAAACAGGATGTATAAACAAAAGAGTTATGACCTGGGAGACATCAGAGAAGTGATGGAGTATCACAATGGGAGATATGGTGCTCCGGGAATGCCGAGAATGAAAAAGAAGAAAGCCACACCGGAGCAGATCCGAAAGGTGAATCAGTGGAATAAAGAACGGCAGTGCTGGAGAAAGATGAAGCTGAATTTCCAGGAGAATGACTACTGGGTGACATTGACTTATAAATTGGAGAACCGGCCACAGGATATGAAAGAAGCGGTCAAAGACATACGAAAGTGGATTCAGAAAGTACGTGCACAATACAAAAAACAGGAAGTGGAGTTGAAATGGATGCTGCATACCGAGATTGGAAGCCGGGGTGGGGTTCATCACCATCTGGTCATCAACCGGATTCCGGATGCAGATCTGATCATGCGCAAAGCATGGGAAAAGGGAGGCGTCCACATCGATCTGTTGTATGACGAGGGCGGATTGCGGAAACTGGCTGAGTATTTAAGTAAAACGCCGGACGGAGAAAACAAGCTGAAAGAGAGTCGGTACTCCTGCAGCAGGAATTTAAAGATTCCAGTGGCAGAAGTGAAGGTTTACAAAAGGAAAACATGGAAAGACGAACCGAAGCCGCAAAAAGGATACTATCTTGACAAAGAAACGTATCATGAGGGAATCAATCCGGTAACAGGATATAAATACCGAAGATACATCCTGATCCGTTTGAACAGGAGAATTTGATATGAAAGAGGTAAATATTTACATAAGGACAAGTCTGACAGGTCCATGTATCAAAGATGGAAGATGGGCGGCCGCAATGGAATGTCAGACAAGCAAAGGACCGGCGGTCAAAGGAATTTGCGGGGAAGAACAGGAGACGACCTATTATCGCCTGGTGCTGCTTGGAATCGTGAAATCCTTGAAAATACTAAATGCGCCGTGCAATGTGACCCTGTATACGGACTGTATTTTTATCAAGAACATGATCGAAAACGGGAAGCCGGAGCAGTGGAAGCGGGCGGAATGGAGAAAACCGTCCGGGAAAGAGGTGAAAAACCAGGAATTGTGGCAGCAGTATCAGGCGTTGGCAGAGCGGCATGAAATAGCCGTCAGATTTAGTAAACATCACGATTACGTGGAAAAATTAGAGGGATTACTGGAGGAAAAACAGCATGTTTGATGTATTTGGGAATTTTGATTCCGTAGAAGAATTGAATGCATGTGCAAAAGGACTTTTGGAGGAGCAGGATCTGGAGCATTTAAAAGTGCTGGCAGAGGAAAACGGGATTCCAGATGGAATCCGGGAAGTATATGAGCAGCATCTGTCGGAAGAACTGGTAGATTCAGTAAATGCGGCTATCGGAAAGCTGCAGGTTGAGTTAAAGGAGGAAACAGACGGGATGCCGGCAGGAGAGATCGTGTCGTATCTGTCTATGAGATGTTTTGAAAAAGAAATTCTGGCCAGAGCAGTAAGAAGAAAGAACCGGACACTCAAAGAATGTCTGCAGAATATCCGAAAAGAAGCGGAAAAAAGAGTCAAAGAAAGAAGAGGGGCACAAATGGTGGCAATGCCGGATCTGGAAGTATTTGCCATGGCAGAAGAATACTATCTGGAGGCGGAGAAATGAGACGAGGAGAGTTATTAAAGCTTCCAGAGTTAAAAGTAACGGAAACGATGCGAAAGACAGTCAGGGAAGATCAAGGGGATCAGGTACTAAGATGTGGAAGAGCGCCTGTGTGGAGCGCAACATATTATTGGTTCTATCGTGCGAAGAAGACAGGCGCGGTTTTAGAGATCGATGTATTTACAAGGGATATGATCTTGGCTGGCACAGCACATCCGGAATACCGGCTATTCCTTTTGGAAGAAAACAAGTACTACACCTATGACAATTTGTGTGAGAAGTGGAGAACTGCAAAAATAGATAACTTAAGCTACATGGAAGGATGTGAAGAGATACAACAAGGGTACTGGTACAGTAGCAGAAAAGTGTGGATACGAGAAGAGGACCGAAAACGGATCTCAGAATTTTGTCACAACGGAAAGGAAGAACCACGTGCAGCAATCGCAAGATGGCAAAATTACAGTAAGGGCAGAAAAGAAATTGACGAAATTGATTCTGAGATGGCACTGGTGCCGGAACTGCCAAAAGATTTTGATGAGTTTGTAGATCGGGAAGCCCTTCCACAGTATTTGTTTTACGATGCTGGAAGAAAAGCAACAAAAGGGTATTGCACACATTGTGGAAGAGAAGTAAAAATCAGGAATCCACACTATGGAGACGAGGGCGAATGTCCATCCTGCAGACATCTCATTACCTACCGAAGCCGAAAGAAAGGCGGAAATGTTCACGCAAGAGGATATGCAGGACTCCTGCAGAAAACAAAAGAGGGGTATGTATACCGATATTTTGAGTGTTATCGGAAATTCAGGAATGGACAAAAGGAAGACGGCGGGTACTGGGAGCTGATACGGACCACGTATGACCAGAATTTAAAAAAGATTCATGAATTTGAGTATGAACAGTATAAGCAGACAGACTGGGTTCGGTGGTGTTACAGAGACAGATGGAGATATTATAAAGTGCCAGAGCATGAAGCAATCCTCTATAAACGGAATCTCAAACAGATTCTAAAGGGAACGCCGTTTCAGTATTCTGCAATGGAATGTTTTGTGAAACATGGGAAATATCGGGAAAAAATGTATTTGGATCAATATCTGGAGGGATACCGGTATATGCCTGGAATCGAACAACTGGTAAAATGTGGATTTTACAAAATTGTCAAAGAAAAAATGCAGGGGTACAGCACAGGATACTTAAAGAAAGAAGAGCGGTCTTGTAAAAAGATACTGGGGCTAAACGGGGAATACTACCAGCTGTTGGCTGGAAAGAATCCAAGCACAAGGGAATATAACACCACTTATGAAATGCAGGAGAAGGGATTACATCCAACATGGCAGCAGGTTCAGTTTTTTGCAAGGTTTCCGAGGAATTTCACTAGGTATATCCGGTATACCACCATTCACAAGATGGAACGGTACATCAAAGAAGTGTTAGGAGAAGATGAGAGACAAGCCGTGGATTATCACGATTATCTGAAGATGGCGGAGAAACTGGGATACAACATGAGAGAGTCGTGGATCTTATTTCCGAAGAATTTAGAACAGCGTCATGAAGAGTTGATTGAAGAGAGCAGAGAACGGGAAATAAAAGCCAAAGAGGATTTGGACAATAAAAAAGACAAAAAGTACGAGAAATACAGAAAACGGGACAGCTATCTGGAAATGGAAACGGAACAATTTGTGTTGAGACTTCCGAAACGGATCCATGAAATCAGGCAAGAGGGAAATGCTATGCATCATTGTGTTGCCACGTACATTGACCGGGTGGCCAAAGGTGAGACAACGATCCTGTTTCTGCGAAAGAAGCAGGATCCGGAGACACCGTTTTACACCATGGAGGTAAACAATGGGGTTATGATCCAGTGTCGGGCAAAATATAACAGACCTATGACAGAGGAAGTCAAAGAATTTGTTAAGTTATTCAAAAGAAAGAAGTTGAAACGTACAGAAAGGAAAGCTGGATAGATGGAAGAATTACAGACAATCAGTACACTGCAGGGGGTAGAAATTGCATTACGGAAAGAACTGGAACATATCGCAGAGGGATACATTAAAGTCGGGTATCTCTTAAAAAAGACTAGAGATGCAGAGTTTTATAAAGAAAAGGGGTATGCGGATGTTTTTGAGTTTGCAAAAGAAACCTTCAATATCAGCAGGACGTGGGCGATCCGGTTTATGCAGATCAATGATACATACAGTATCAACGGGAACAGTCCGGAAATTCAGGAAAGGTACCGGGGATATGGAAGCAGTAAGCTGTCTGAAATGCTGGCGCTGCCGGAAGAAGTTCGGGAAGTGGTACCAAGGGATGCAACGGTGCGGGAAATCCGGGAGGTAAAAGAAGTCATTCGGGAAACAGAAGATCGTTATTCGCCGCAGATGAGCCTGTGCGACATCGCACCAGAAGAACACCATGGAAGCTGGACGGAAACGTTAGTGTATGAATTTTTCAAAGGAGAGGGAAAAGGCTGCTTTGAAAAAATGGCTAAATGGATATGGGAAGACGAGCCAAAAGAAGCAAGTACGATCAACCGGGAGATCATGGGAATTGTAGCTCCAACAAAATTCCGAATGTTTCGGATGCAATTTGCAAATGCGCTCTTCAGTGAATTTCAGATTCGGATCATGCCATACAATGGCAGGGGAGAACCGGAAGAGATCAGCTATCTGGAGTTGGCCAAAACATTTGAACAGACTTTTTATCCGGAAGGCAGGAAGATGTCTGATTCAAAAGCCTATGAAGAAGTTTATCAGATGCCGCTGAGGGAAAAGAAAGAGAGGGAAGTCTTAAAGACGGAACCGTTAAAGAAAAAGAAAGAACCTGCCAAACCAAAGGAAACATTGGAAGAGCCAAAAGAACCAGAAGAACAGATTCCGGGACAGATGGAAGTGGAAGATTATCCGGAACTGATGCCGGATCCGGTTATGAATCTTCCGGAAGAAGAAAAGCAGGTACATGAGATCACAGAAGAAGTGGTCCAGGAAGGGGAAGTCATAGAAGACATCTTAAAATCCGGGGATCCAGAAAAAATCATACAGCTTCTGAAGAAAGAATTTGCCTGGCCAAAAGGCGGATGGGACAACTGGAAAAAGAAAGTGATTACTTTATGAGTATTGATTATAGTGATATGGCGTTTCCTAAGCCGAAAAAGAAGAAAAAGAGAATCAGCCATCCGAAAAGCATTTTGAACACAGAAAAGGGCGTGTGCTATCTCTGTGCCAATCTGTATGGAGACTATCGGCAGCAGTATACCGAGGAACACCATGTATTGTTTGGATCCGGGATGAGAATTCTATCGGAAGCCGAGGGATTGAAAGTGTATTTGTGTGAACCGCACCATAAAAGCGGAAAAGAAGCTGTACATAATTGCAGAAAGACAAGAGAACTGCTTTGCGAGATCGCACAGAGGGAATATGAGAAGTCACACACAAGGAAAGACTGGATGAAGATCAGCAAGAAGAATTATCTGGATCAGCAGGAGTTGATGAAAGAACCGCAAAATGAAAAGCAGAAAGAAGGACATCCAGGATTCCAATTTTTATAGCATCTCCGGCCAAGTGCCGTGAAGATACAACAGCAGGTACGTCACAAAACCTGTCGTAAGCCATCACATTATCTCCCAGATAACTCTGGGAGAGGAAAGGAGCATCATGTTTATTAAGACGAGCATATTTAAGAGAATATTGAAGGATGCATGGAAAGGTGCAGGGCTCACTGTAGGAAAGAAAGAGGAAATGTACTTCATACAGGGAGCCTATTGGATATTATTTGTATATGAGAAGGACTTTACAAGCAAGAATAAGGCAGCAGTCATTGAACTTGTAGGGGATCTTCCGGAAGAAGGCGAAGTATACAGAGCTTATGAAAAGGGAGAAAAGCAGTATGAACTAAAAGTAAGGGATGAGTGGGAATACAAGAAATGGTTATCAGCCAGAGACCGGTATGAGGATACAGAAATCAAATACAGGGGAATGGCAGTGTTACAGAATGTAGAGACAAAAGAGATGAGTTACATACCAGATCAAATTCTGAAAATGGTAAGCCTATCCGAAACAGGTGAGTATGAAGACTTTCCGACAGGACCCATGGGAATGGGATATTTCGTCCTGTGGGTAAATGAGACTGGAATGTTATTGACTGTAAAAACACCGGCAAATGAAGATAACATGGATGGAAGAATCTTGAAAGCGCTGAGCGGGCTGGAAATGGAGTAATACCATGACGGGTATCAGCGGAATATGCAATATAGGAGAAAAAGATGGAAAACAACACAGTAAAGATCACAGGAAAAATTATGGAAACACCAGAGTATTTATTGACTTCACAAGACAGAAGAAAGATCTATAAATCAACTATAGAAGTCATGCGGACAAGTGGAAACATGGATGTTATACCGATTCAGGTGCCGGAACAGATAGTGCAGGAGATTCGGGATAATGTAGGAGGGAGAATTACAATCTTTGGAGAATACAGATCTTACAATGAAAAGGATGGAGAAAGAAATCATTTGAAATTGTATGTATTTGTAAAAGGAATCAGCGAAGCTGGTGAAGCGGATCAAAACAGAATTGATCTGATTGGATATATCTGTAAACAGCCGCTCTATCGAGAGACACCACTCGGAAAAGAAATCAAGGATATTTTAATTGCAGTAAACAGGAAACACAGAAAAAGTGATTATCTCCCGGCAATTTGCTGGTATTCGAACGCAAGGCTGGCAGCAGGGCTTCCAGTCGGAATAAAAGTGAGAGCCATGGGAATGATACAGAGCAGGATTTATGTAAAAGGCGACAGCGAGAGAACAGCTTATGAAGTCTCAATAAGAGAAATGGAAGTGATCGAGTAGTGGAAGGTTACGAGAAATACGCATCCAGGATACAGGAACTTTTATTTGACGGGATGGATGTGCATGAGGTGTGGGTGTACATGAAAGTTATGTTCCAGATTGAGAAAAATGAGATTTGTTTTCGGGCGTATCTGGAGAGATCGGGACTGATCTGGTTTGCGGAAGCGGGCAGCAGAAGACAGGTCAAGGTACCGGATCTGCTGGAGACCAAGAGAAAACTGGAAATGAATCGAACGAAAATTTCAAAGCCGCTCTGTAAATATCCGGATTGTTTCCGCTGTGTATATCCGGATTGCACATGTAATGAAGGCCTTACGAAAAAAGGGAATGATGAACTGGTTCGGGAGCTGGCGAAGAGATAGGGAAAAAAGATTAATGGATGAGGAAAACACGGAGGAATAGCATGGACATGTTAATTACAATCGCATTTTTGACCCTGTATTACATCCTGGGGCTTGGAGCTGTGATTACTTTAAAGACAGGATTGGAAGAGGATGTAGAACTAGAAGGTGCGGATTACCTTCTGGCTGGAGGGTTTCCGATACTGTTGTTTGTAATTTTTTTAGATTGGATTGTGCGAAAGATAGTGAGGTAGGATGATGAAAAAATTTAACTGGGATGAATTTAAAGATAAAGACAATAAGATTGCAGTACACTGCAAGACAGAAGAGGAAGCGAAAGACTTTTGCGAAAGAATGCATGAGCAAGGAATGAAGTGGTGTTCAGGCGAAAGCTACCTGAAAGAGACAAATTACAAATTCTGCGAAGAAGAAATATGTTATATCAAAGGAGAGTTTTCGCCGTATCAGTACTATAAAAGCAATGGGTATGAAATCTTAGAATG